GACCTCGCATGAGTCGTCTGGGGATATAGACATGGGGTTGACCACGGTTACACAAGTCCGCGAGAATTGCAGTTGGCTAACAGAAATCCCAGAAATTACTCTGCGCGAGGCAGTAGATATTTATAGGGGTAAGTACCTAGGATAGAATGTTACATAACCGATTAGAATACGCCACGAGGAGGTGGTAAACATGGATGATTTTCAAGCATTTTGGGAAGTGTGGCCCAAGCGTTGTGCTAAAGCCGATGCCCGCAAAGCCTGGGCGCAGACAAAGGATATACGGCCCGAGTTAACAAATTTGTTAAGTGCCGTAAAAGCCGCTTGCAAAACAGAAGCGTGGATGAAGGATGGTGGTAAATATATTCCTCACCCAGCCACCTGGCTTCGTGGTGAGCGTTGGGAAGATGAGTTGGAAGTAAAGCTGCCAAACGTAGTTAACGAGAAGCCTTGGCACGAAACGGCTACCGGCATAGAACTCAAGGGTAAGGAACTAGGTTTAGACCCTAGCCAGTTCGAGTCGTTCCCCCACTTCAAAGTTGCGGTAATGAGAGCCGCGCTTAAGTCTGCGTGATTCTCTCCCCGCACAACAGAGACGTAGCCAAGCAGATGGTGGATAACGCACCTGATGGCTATGTGCTAGAAGTCCGTCCTCCTAAACGCAGTTTGGATAGCAACAGGTACTACTGGGCGGTCTTGGGTGATATATCCGAGCAGATGGTTGTTGGCAAGGCTTACGAGCCAAGTATCTGGCACGTTTACTTTAAGCAATTATTTTTGCCTGACTTAATGCAAGAACTGCCGGACGGGAGTTTAAGCATAGTACCGCCAAGCTCTACGAAACTCACGCAAAAAGAATTTTCTGAGTATTTGGAAAAGGTTGTGAAATGGGCTTTGGAACACGACGTTAAGTTCAGCGAGAATACAAGAGGTTTAGGTGACAAAAGATGAAAAAAACCATCTCTCTAAAGTTGCAGCCCTCGGATGCGTGGTCTGCCGAAGAATTGGGTACGCTGATAGCCCGTCTGAAAACTAGGAAAGGAAATTAATATGGACGAACAATGGAAAGATGTTATGGGTTGGGAAAATTTTTACGAGGTTTCTAATCTCGGAAGCGTTCGTTCAAAGAAAAGAAAAGTAAAAACATCGTTTGGTATTGCAGAAAAAGGCGGCAAAGTATTAAAGCCAATTTTTCACAAAACAAATAAATACATGATTGTCAATTTAAGCACAGCCACAGAACGTAAAACTGAACTTGTGCATAGGATTGTTTTAATGGCATTTGTTGGTTTTCCCAGAGATGGATTTGAGGCTTGCCATAACAACGGGGTTCGTTCTGACAATAGATTAGAAAACTTGCGCTGGGACACCAAGAAAAATAACCACGCTGATAAACTTATACATGGAACGGCACAACGTGGACATAAAAACGGAAATGCAAAGGTTTCGTTAGAGGTTGCTAAATTAGTTAAATTTGGAACAGAGCCACTTAAAAAAATAGCGAATCAATATCAGTTAAAAATAAAAACGCTAGGGAATATTCGTTATGGCCAAACGTGGAAGCACTTACAAAACGTCTGATGAAAAGAAGCATATGTCTGCGGTTGCAGAATTGGGATGCTCTATCTGTCGCCGATTGGGCCATGAGGGCACGCCTGCTGAGTTACACCATATTCGGAGTGGACAAGGGTGGGGTAGACCGAGTAATTATTTCGTCATCCCCCTCTGCCCTCGACATCATCGTGGAGATGAAGGAATCCACGGACTCGGAACCAAAGGCTTCCCCAAGCACTACGGATTTACCGAGCAGGAATTATTAGAGGATGTATACCGTCTTTTGGGCAAAACTTTACCGCTAGGGAATAAATGAAAGCAATAGCGATAGCAACAACTAAGGGGGCTTGCCTACCCGTCCTAGCGGCCTCCATAACCTTCTACGTCCCGCAGGACATAACCGTGTTCCTAGCCGGTAGCGAGATTATTTTTCCGCGCCACAGGACGATAAACCTACCCAACGACGCAGATAACTTTGGGGACGCTTACAACGCCGTGGTCAAGCGGGCGTTCCAGGAGTTCGACGAGGTTGTGGTCTGTAATGACGATATTGTGTTTAACCCTAGCACCTGGAATCTGCTAGGAGAAGACGTTACGTTTTTGCGAGACAAAAGCATCCCCCTCGGCTGGGTAGCCGCTAGGTCTGATTATGCCCGAGGTTTGCAGAACATTCGGCTTGGTCAGGGGAAAATGGAGTGGTTTAAGTTTGAGACCGAGAACAGTCTTATAAAGGCAGACGTTATCGCGCCTATCTGTGGTTATATCCATAAAGACGCATGGATAGATTTTAAGCCACTCAACTGGTATTCAGACGATTTACAATGCTACGAGCAAATGGAGGCAGGACTGTCCCATTGGATTAGTAGAAGTTACGTCCACCACGTCGGCTCTCAAACTTGTGGATTTAACGCGCAAGAACTTATACAATCTGCAAAGCCGATTATAAAACAGCATAGACCAGACTTATACAAAATATGGTTCAAAGGGAATGATTAGCGAAGACCGCCTTAAAAACTGGGGTTGGTGGTGTGCATACGGGCCTCTTGGCCCAGAGGTTCGTACCCGCGCAGCGAGCGCAGAGGGGAACTACGAATCCGAGGATGTCTTTGAGGGCGAGGAACCGAGAATAGAACCCGATATGCTGGACGGGCAGATGGTGGAGGACGCAGTTAGGGAATTACCCGATGTATCCCGCAGGGTTTTGAAGGCAAGATATATCCAGTACCCGTATAACTTGAGCCACAATGTAGCCCAGAGGTTACGGATGAGTACGGATAGGTTAGAGGCAGAATTACACATAGCCAAGAGGAGGCTCAATGACAGACTTAACAGAAATCAGGCAGGGCACAGAGGAATGGTTACAGGCGAGGCTGGGGTTTGTAACAGCCAGCAGGGTTAGCGACGCTTTAGCGGGTAAGGACACGGAGACTAGGAAAAACTACCTCTGGCAGCTCGTAGCAGAAAGACTTACCAAAACCCCACAGGCGGGCTTTGCGCCCAACGCGGCTATGCTTCGCGGAACCGAGCAGGAACCCATCGCTAGAGCCGCATACGAGGCTCACACGGGCGTTTTCGTAGACCAAGTAGGCTTCGTACCCCACCCGACAATACAATGGCTTGGAGCCTCTCCTGACGGGCTTGTGGGGGAAGATGGTCTAGTAGAGATTAAGAACCCGAACACGGCTACGCACCTGCAATACAGAAAGGCTGGAAAGGTTCCGGCAAAGTATAAGAACCAGATGATGCTCCAATTAGCCTGTACGGGCAGGAAGTGGTGCGACTTTGTGAGTTTCGACTCCCGGCTACCCGTGAGCAAGATGCTCTTTATCGTGCGGTTCGAGCCGGAGCAAAAGGACATGGACGAGATGTTGGAGAAGGTACAGTTATTTCTAAAGGAAGTGGAGGCCGAAGTTGACGATTGACGACCTAGCGGTAGAAGCGGGGCTGTTTTTGAAGGAGGGGGAGATATTGTTCAACTTCCACGAGGACTCTAGAACCCAGTTGCAGAGGTTTGCGGAAATCGTGCGCGAGGAGGAGATGTTGCGGTGCGCGAGGATGGCAGAGGATTGGGGATTCAAGACCCTAGCCCAGGAGATGCGGGGTTGAGCCAGCAGGTGATGATAGAAGCCCTGTATCAGGAGATTGTGGGGGCTGTGGAGAAGTTTGACGAGGCACTACCTCTAGCCTCGGTGGTGGGGGTTTTAGAGGTGATTAAGTACCAATTACTAATGAACACGGAGGACGAAGAATGAAAGACGGACTTATATCTGCACACTTCTACGCGCAGGATGTGGCGTGGTTTGTGTTGTTTCTGCTAGGGGTGATTGTTCTAGCGGGGTGGACAGAGTGGCGGCGTGGTTAATAGCCGGAATCGGTGTTGTATACCTTGTGGTAGCGGTGCAGTTGCTACTAGAGGGTAAGGTGGGTCTGGGCGTAGCCTTCTTGGGTTACAGCCTTGGCAATGTTGGTCTTTATATAGCAGCCAAATAGGAGAAGTTATGGAATACGACAATAGTAATTCTGGAGTTTTATTTAAGAACGA